CACCACCTAAGTCAATAATTTGATCAAAGCTAACAGCATAAGGTATACCGTCTGTGTTGTATGCAGGGTCACCAATATCACCTCTACCAATTACAGTGTTTTCAGGTATGTCTTGAATCTTATCAAATGTTATACCTCTATCTTTTACATTAACAAATCCAGTTTTTTCTATTGTAGTAATAGTTCTTGTTGAATCAACTGGTGTGCCTTTTATGCTTGAAGTTTGTTGTACAGCGTTAGCACCTCCTGGCAAGTTAAATACTGTTATTGGAGTTATAGAACAAGTTCCGCTTCCAGTAACAAATGTATCGCTAGTTCTAACTTTGAGCGTAGTACTGTTAATAATTTTATCAATATAACCTGTGTTACTACCTTGTGTTATAATATCGCCTACGTTTGCTGTTACAGATCCTGACATTATGAATACTTGGTCTTCTGCAAATACATCTGCACTAAATGCAGCAATACCTTTGTTTGCTTGACTTGTTCTTCTTCCGTTAGTACTAAAGTCTTCAAATGCATCACTATCTTGTAATACAGGTGCTTTAGTCATTAACAGTTTTTGTTGTTCTATGTCAGCATTAGTATTAACGTCTGCATTAAGTAAACTTTCTGCTTGGTATTGTAAGTTAACACTTGTAGCAGCATTTGCTCTAGTTACAGATATGTTAATATCACTACGTGTTGCATCACCTGGATTACCAACTAAACTTTCACTTGCGTTAGCAACTTCAGTCATTGGGTATACAGCAAGTCCATCTCTACCTTGTGTAGTATTTCTTGATACGCTACCATTTGATATAGTTTCAGCTTGGAAGTCTATTGGATCACCACTTGCGCCATCTTGAATAGTTGCTGCGCTAGTTATTGTTGCCGCTGTTGCAACAACAGTTTCACTACTACCCGGGTTATTAACAAGTTCTATTGCAGTATTGTTAAATGTTCCTGTTACTTCTCTTAGTATCACCTGCTGAGCTGATGTCTTTCCTGATCCAACTACTGTTTGTGGATGTAGTACATAACCTTGTGCACCAGTTGATGGCTGTCTTAATAGTTGTCCTCTTACTGCAACAGTTCCTGTTGCACTTAGGTTAACCATAGTTAGTGGTAATACGGTATAAGTTATAACTTGAACTTCTAGTCCAGATGCTGTATCTGTGCTATTTTCACCATTATCAAATTGGAATGAATCACTAATGTCAACAATGCGTCCTGCACTATTTGTATCTTGTCCAAAAATAACATCATCTGTTGAGAACATAGTTCCTGCAACATATTTGACATATATTTTCTTTTTACCTGTTAGTACAATTAAATCACTGTTACCGTTTGCATTATTATAATCTGTTTGATAAAAACTTACGTTACGAAGATCTTCAAATTCGTCATTTGCAAATATTCTGTTATCAATATATTCTTTAGTTGCTGCATCAGTATCTGCAACAGGACGTTTTAGTAAAGTGATTCTACCGTTTGTCATGTTCAGTGTATGTGTAGTTTCGCCACCTACTGTTACTGGTGTCAGTTGCGGATTAGTTGCACTCATTACTGTTGTAAGTGGTGCAGGATCTGCTACGTTAAATTCATCAAACCCTAAACGTCTATTAATGTAATCTACTACAGCAACTTCTGTAGGAACATTTTTAAGTTCTGCTGTTGACTGTGTAAAGCTACTTGTGAACTTACTAATAATTTCACCGTCTTTAAATCCAAGTCCGTCTAGTCCTGAGATATTAATTTGTGCTGTAAACGATATAGTACCTGTACCTTGGTCAACTGTAAAGAATTTACCTACTCTGAAGAATCCATCTTCGTCGGTTGATGCAAAGAACACACGCCCTTTGTTTCTTTCCCAAACTTGAGCTTTAGTTGCTGTTGCGTCACTAGTTACAATTGCTGTTTTATCTGATGCCGGTTGACCAAAGATAATATTTGGATAGTTAGATGTATTAAATCCACCTGTACCAATATTACTAAAGTCGTGTCCTGTTGCTCTACATAGTGAAATATTAACAGTAATTTCTGCACCTTCGCCTGACGGAACACCAATTGCAAGATTAACATTATCAGCTTCGTTGCCAACATTTAATGTATCAGCAATACCTGTAGCAGGAGCTGCTGTATCTGGATCGTAATATTTGTTTGATACTGGAGTGCGATCAATTTCTAAATAAGCAAAGCCTGTTGCATGTGAATTAGGTTCTCCTGCTTCTCTAGTACCGACAGAACCAATTGCTGTGCCTGCACCGTCATGATAAGCAAGTACTTTGTGTATTCTATCTTTCCATGCAAATATCATATCTGCATTTTGGAGTCTTACTGTAGATTCTGTACCTAAGCCTGGAATAGCAATATATCTATCACCTGGATTACCACCAAACGATTCTTTTACTGTGTTAGTTGTAAGATAACTTAATTTAACAGCACCGCTTCCTGCTAATCCGCCAATGCTAGTAAATGTACCATTGCCTGCAGCATCAACTTCGATATTTCCGCCACCAACACTATAGTCAGTTCCGTTCCACTCTTTAACCCATATAGTATTAACACCTGCACCATATGAATTAGTTATTATACCAGATGCTGATCCTTGTCTAACAACAGATCCATCTGCTATAGGTTGTGCTGTTACACCAGCAAGTACTAGTTTAAATTGTGCTTTATAATTAGAGTATTCAACTCTTTGCCTAATATAATCATAGTTACTATCAAATGTAAGTATGTTTTGTCCATCTGGCAATGTTGCAGCACCTGCTCCGTCAAATGTAGTAATTGGCGTAACGTCAAAGTTAATAGAACGATATGTATTTTCAGGCTGTTCTTCAAACACAACTGCTGTTGATGGTCTAATTGGAACCGTCTGCACATTGTCTAAAATAAATTTAGCTCTTGCTCTAACACCAATTGAAGAACCTGCATCTATCGGCGATGATAACCCGCCAGTACTTACTGACTCATCATTAGTTTGGTTTGAGAATGATAGTTTCCAAACAGTACCGTTTTCACCTATTAATGGATTTCCACCTAATTCAGTTAAGAATACCTTACCTGATCTTGCAGTGTATGATCCGCCCCAACCTGTTCCGTTTACTGATGTAGTTAATGCTGAATCACTATACAGTTCTACGTATCGTTTATCGTTACTAGTTCCACCTGTAGTTGTACTAACTTTAGCATAATATGTTCCGTTTAATTCTGTTATGCCTGAACCGTCAACAATAGTAATTGGATCTTCGTCTACAAAATTATGTCCAATAGTTTCAAGTACGACTGGATTTGTTTTTGTTACACCAACAATAGTTTTACGTCCTGCTTTATCTAAATTAGATTCAATAGCAGTAATTGTTCTACTTGTTGTTGTACCATCTGTATAAATTGTATCACCTAATGCGAACTGATTTCTATTTTCAGGTAATGTTACATAAAGTATAGTAGTAGCAACTCCGTCTTGAATTGGCCTAGTTGATCTACCTAATGCAGCTGATGCTGTTTGACCAGTACCTGCTGTAATAGTTACTCTAGAATTATAAGGAACATTAGTAATAGTTCCACTTAGTGTAAGTTTTACTTCGTTAACACCCGGAATACCATCTGCTGACTGTGCATCAGTAACTGATACAATCTCAAATCTACTCTGCGATGATGCCGTGCCGCCTGCATCTTGTATAACAGCATTGTTACCTAAGTTACCAGTGTTATAAGATGAACCGTTTAGTGTTGTAGTAAGTGCCGCATCAGTATAAAGTGTTATACTTCCTGTTGAAGGATTAGGTCCAACATATCGTATTCCGTCCATTCCTGGATTAGCGCCACCGCCAGTAGTAGGAATATTACTGCTAGATACTAATACTCGTTGTCCTTCAACAAATCCATGACTTGCAACATTTAGTAAAACTGGATTTGCTGCTGAAATACTAGCAATCTCTCTTTTTACATTATATGTAATATCAATTTCGCCTTCCGGTAAAGGAGCAAAATCTGTATCGTATGCATATATAAATGTTTGTAATGCATTAGCGTTTGCGTTTGCACTAGGGTTAACATATACTTTAGCTGTTTGTGAAGTATTAAATGCTAATGAACCCGTTTGTGCAACTTCGTTAGGGTCACCGCCAGCAGCAACTAGTCCAAAGTTACCATAAGCGTTAGATCCGTTAAGTGATCTAATTTCAGAACCATTGTTTGCATAGTAAGCTGCATGACAGTAGTATGTAAACATACTAACCATTTCTGATATACCATTGTTAGTACACAATAGTCCATAACCTAAATCGTTAACTTGTGTAAAGTCATTACCAAGCATAGATCTGTTACCAGCTGTTTGAAGTACGATTGGATAGTTTTCTCCGCCAATCCAACCTTGACCTTCTTGTTGTTCTGTATCGTCTGGATTTGAATTCTTATCAAGTATTAATTCTGCTGTACCGTTAATCGGGTCGTAATTTCTAATAGCATTAACTTGGTATCTCACACCGTTTACATAAAATGGTGCTGGAAGTTGTGGACGTCTTGCTAATAATCCAAGTCCTACTCCGTTACCATTAACCTGCTTAGAATCTCTTCTACTTCTTACAAATATTTCAAACGGTGCGTTTGCACCTGCACTTGTAATATTGTCAACAATTTCTAACGGCATGTTACTGATAAATCCATCAACAAACATACCACCTCTAAATGCTTGTTTGTTTATTGACTGTGAAAAACTTGAACCTGTTTGTATGTATGGTGACTTAGTAAGTATCTGTCCATCTGGATCAAGTACACACATAAATCCACCATGACCTTGTACTGTCATGTTACGTAAGATAGTTGCGTCATTCATTAAGAACACATCCATATCTTTGTTATGCTTAGGTGGGTTATATTCGCTATTAAACGCAAATACTATAATGTTTAATAATCCTGATACAATAGTACTTGTTCCTGCTTCAGCAAGTTGTGATGTTGTTACAGTAATATCCCATGCTGATGCTGCTTGTCTTGAACTAGGAATACTTGGAGTTCCAACTGGTGTAGCTGACGCACCAAGTAATGCTTGTGCAATGTTACCTATTTCTAAAATAGATGCTGATGTTATAACTTCTTGTCCTACTTCTACAGCACCTGCATAATATTTTCCTTGTATTTCAAGTGACTGATCAATAAGACCTTTTTCTAAGTCAAATGCCAACGCATCAACAATAAGACCTAAGTCTCTTGCACACTTTGGTCCGTATGTAAATGCTACTGCTGTTGCTACAGAAGCCGGTACACTATCTGCACCTTTACTTACACCACCAACAGATAATTCACCACTGGTGTCAAATATTCCGTTTGGTCCTACAATAATAACTGAATTATTTGTACTGTCGTTCTTTACTTTACCAACTACTCCGGAGCCTGCTTGTGTAACTGTGTCACCTCTAGTAAATGTTACATTGCCAGTTAGTGTTAGTTCAACTTCTGTAAAGTCTCCAAAGCCACCGTTATTTAGATTTGATGTTGATTGTTCGTCTAAGAATAATAAAACGTCTTGTACAATTGCATCTCTATTTTTTTCTAAAATAGCAACAGCATTTTTATAACCACCTGGGTTATTAACTGTGTCTGCTTGTGTATTAATAGGACGTCTTGGGTCAAGAGCATAATGATAACCAAAGTTTGTTGGTCTAACATATTGTACTGGTAATGCTGTTAAGTATGTACCAGTTGCTACAGCATTGTTAATTGAAATATTATTGTTTACTGCCGCATCAAATTGAGTTACATCAGCGTATCCATTCCCAGTTTCACTAGGCGGTACACCGTTATTAGTTACCGGATCATATCCGTCAAAGTATTGTACAACAACGCTAGTTGAGTTTGTTGCTTTTTCTTGTACAAAACCAATTGCAGTACCAGCTGTTACTGATTGTGTAATTTTATCACCAACATTAACAGTTACTGCTTGTGATAATGTTAATGTTACTTCGCCTTCAATTTCTACACTATGGTTGTGTAAAGTCATTTGATCAAAGTAATTGTCTCTGTGGAAGTACTGGTTAGCCCATTTAGATTGTGATACACGCTTCTTTGGACGAATGTGTGTACGTCTAAATTCGTCACCTTTAATAGATACATTAGCTGGAACACGTAGCGGATAATCTTCGTAGAATATACCTGTTTCTAAGAATACTGTAATATTTTGTTGGCTTACTTTGTTACCAAATTCTAATATATCACCTGCTTCGTATGTCGGATCATCTGCTGTAGCAACACCTGGATCTGATCTAGCAATAAATTCTACTGGCTCTTCAAGTATAAGTTCTAGTTGGTCGTTTCCTGCACCACCTAATTCGTCACCTCTGTAATAGTTTACAATTCTTGATACAGCACCTGACTTAGAACCTGTAATAACTTTGCCTGGAATTAAGTCTGTATTAGTTGCTTGTCCTTGGAATACATTACCGTTACTTCCGTTATCTATTTCAATAACATAAACTGAACCTTCTTGTAGTGTTGGAGCACCGTCAAGACCGTTATTAATAATATTCTCAATAATATCAAACAAGTCACCTACTCTTGAAATAGCATCAGCTGGAGCAGATGTTCCTGGAGACACAACGTTCTGTTGTACATCAGTTTGATATAATCCTGGATTACCAGCACCACCTTGCCATAGTGTGTTTGTCAAAACATATTGTCTAGTAACTTCTTCTACTTTTGCAATTGATGCAAGTGTTTGTGCTTTCTGTGGACCAACAGCAATTGCACCACTAGCATTACTGTAATATCTTAGTCCTGCTTGTCTTGCAAGTTTGTTAGCATTAGTACCACTAATAACATCTAGTTTTAAACTTTCATAAATTAAACCTACGTCACGTTTACAAATATCTTCGTCATACGTAAAGTTCTTCCATTTAATTAACTCTGCTTCTGCTGGTACGTTTGGATCTAAAGTAACAGCTGCATTTGCTAACGCTATTTGTGCATTAGTCCATGCAATAACTTCTTCTTGGACAAATGTTTTGTTATTGTCCATTAATGCTTTAAAGTTTCCTGTTTGTTGTCCGTTATATGTTGCAGGAACTTTAAACCCTAGGTCGTTTGTATTTCCACTTAGTATATGAGTAGGAACAAGTGTACCAGAATTATCAATAGTGATAGTCTGCATATACGGACCAGGTTCTAGTTTACTTGTTTCAATAATTGTTTCTGCTTTTTGTAATGCAGCATTCAGTGTACGATAAGCATAACTTAATGCTCTACCTTCTTTACCTGCCGGTGTATTAACTTGGTTATCGTCACCTTGTAAACTAACAAACAAGTTTACGTTACTTGCATAACTTGTGTTGTCTACATAAAATTTAGTAGCGGCTTGTAAATCTTCTAAGCCTGTTGTAATGTTTGCTAAGTCTCCAGGATGCTTGTCAAGATAAAGTGTACCATCCATTTGGTCACCTTGACGTCTAAGTGCAGCCTCTCTTGGCATTGCTTCGTTAGCAAGGAACTTGCCGTCTAGTATACTTGGTTGATATTCAGCATCAACTAAAGTTTGTGTTCCAGACCCAGTACCTGCTTGGAAACTAATCTTTCTATTTGCTGTTGCATTTTTAGCCGCGTCAGCATTTTCATAAAATTCTAATGATGTAGCACTTGCAACTCTAACAAAAACCGGGTTTAGGTCTTTAAGCGGTTGAGCAACGGCACTTGATGCCGGTGTTGCTGTTGCACTTGTACCTGTAGTTTCGTATCTAAACGGTAATCCGTTTGCACCACTATCAAGTCCGTGTCCTGCTGGAACTGTAACTAGAGTTCCGTCTATAGTTCTGCCAGTAATGTTGGCAACACCTGCTGTAAAACTATTAATTGTAAACGAATAATCTTCTGTAAAGATTTGATCTTCAGTACGTACTCTAATCTGTGCGCCTGTTCCGCCACCTGTTGATTTTAAGTAGTTTGTATCTGCAAAGCCTTTTGATATTGCAACACTGTCAGTTGTATAACCTGCACCATCGTGTGCAGCATTAAGAACGGATAACTTAGATTCGATATCATTAAGACTGGTTGGCATACCAGCAATAATGTTTCCTGAAGCATTAATACCACCGCCAGTTGAATTAACTTTTGGTTTTTCGTCTTCTTCAAGTTTCCCGCCTGCGGCTGTTACAACAATGTATCCACCCTGGGTTAAACTAAACTGTACTGTATCGTCAATAGAAGCATCAAGAAAACTATTACTAACTAATTTTCTAAATTCTAATTTACTACCTTCAGCAGCTACGTCAACTACTGGTAAAGTAGGTCTTGAAAATGTACTAGGATTGTCTTGGAGTTCAGTTAGTGTTGGAGTATCACTAAACTCAGTAAATGATATTGAACCACCTTGTCCAAATACCGCATATAGTTGGGTAAAATTATCATTTACCTTTCTAAACGCTTCTCTTATACTATCGCCAGTTCCGTCATTACCTTCAACGCCGATATTAATGTTTTGTTTACCTTGTGCCATTTTATGTGAGCTCCGTTATTTTCTCGTTATTTTTTTCGACAGCGTCCATGTCGAAGTTTACGCTGATTCCGCACCCACATGCACTCTGTGCATTAGGGTTATTAATTACAAATTGCGTTTGAAATACATCTGTTTCATAATCTATTGTGCAATCAAACAAATACATGTGTGCCATAGAATCTATAACTAAATTTCCTGCACTTGTATTAATGATTTCATCATTTGGATTGACGTCTTCTTTTACTATTAGTCCCCAATCATATTCAAAACCGGCACATCCTCCGCCTTTAAGGCTTAAATGCACTCCGAAATGCCCTGTATTAGCAGCACAAAGCTCGTTAATTTTGTTTTTTGCGTTTTCTGTGAGTGTAATAGGTAAAATCATTGCGTCTCCTTACTGTTATTTATCGATAGTTTTTATAATCTTAATGTAAATATAGTTATGTTTATAAAAGAATACAAACAAAAGAAGCGGCACGTAAGGCATTCTAAATGCGGGAAAGAACATTCTTACACCAGAGAGTCTACTCATGTAGTATTACGGTGTGATAACTGTAATGTAGATTTTGAACGACCAAGGGGAAGTATGGATCCTAAGCGGTTAACAAATAACTACTTTCACGTATGTAAGAACTGTGATAGTAAAGTTTTTGCACAAAAAAAGGGAGTCGAACGCAAACATGTTTGGGACATGAGCGTTTCAAGTGGTTTAGATATTAGTAAATTATGATCTGTAACGGGCTGTTACATAACAGCAATCAGGCCCGTCATCATGATCAAGACCCTCTTTAGCGTTATTAAACACTGTAGCACACCATCTTTCTCTTGCATAAGGACTAACAATATCATCTATCTCAATAGTTTCATTTGTTTCTTTATGTGTAATAGCAACGTTCCATAACTTTTTTGCAACTCCATTAGTTGCACGTTCGTTAACGGATTCGTTCATTTCAATGATATATGCTCCAACATCTTCTGTAGCCATTAGTCTTCTCTTTTCCAGATAGTCCAAGCACCGTATGCAATAGCGCCATAAGCCGCTAACTTAGCAAAAGGTCCTGCAATTAATACAATAACGCCAACGCCAATAAGCATTGCTCCATCCCAAGATGTACGTTCTTCTAAACGTGATTTAATCCATTCTCTAATCATGATGTTTTTGCTCCTTTAAACGTAGAAACGTTTTTGTCTCTGCCTTCATTTTTTATTTTTACAGGTTTAATAACTGGCACTTTGGTCATTACTCCAACACCATTTTGTGCATCTGCACGTAAACCTGTAATACGATCAAGTTTTAAACTTTTTGTTCCAACCATTCTATTAGCCATTTTTAGTATCTCCTGTACTAGTATTTATAAATAAATGTACCACAAATATATATTATGGAGATGGTTATGATGAAATGGCTTAAAAGTCTTTTTAGTAGTAGCGGAACAGTACCAGCAGTTATTGAAACTGTGATGGCAGAACCTAAAGCTAAAAAAACAGTTGTAAAAAGCAAGGCGCCGGCAAAAAAAGCACCTGCTAAAAAAGCAACTATAAAGAAAGCAGATCTTGCAAAACTAACAAAAGCTCAACTTGAAGTTAAAGGTAGAGAGTTTGGTGTAGAAATTGACAAGAGAAAGAAAAAAGAAGAATTAGTAAAAGAAGTATTAAAAGCTTCTAAGATCTAAACTTTGTAATAGCATTAGTATGCTGTTCAATAGTTTTTTCACAGCGAGATAGTTTACGTTCTAGAACGGTTAAAGCTGCTCGCTGTTTTCTTATCTGCTCTTCCAAACTAGACACATAACGTTGACTCGGAACTTGTAATTCTGAGCCATCTTCACCTAACATAGTGAAATGGTCGACACCTTGACCTTTAAGTCCACCCGCTACGCGGTTAGGATTTTTTGTCGACTCTTTTTCAGAGTGTTTCGAGCTGGCGCCCTTGTTCCCGTACATTTTGTTCAAATAGCTCATAATGTTTTAATTCCTCTTTGTATTTATATAAGTCAATACTAGCAAGATTCTTGCACTTGCTCTCACACATAATATCTGTGTAAGGTAAAAAGCTCAAAGCCCAGTCATTAACAATTTGGTTAGGATAGTAGTCGCTGTGTGCTCTAAGTTTTGCTTTCTTGTAGCCTGACTCTAGTAGTGCTGGCATATCGGGCATAGTGTCATGTGCAAAGCCTTCGGGTAAATGTTCGTTGCGGCTGTATGAATAATGTATTGCAGGACGAACACCACGCCAGCTATCTATTACGCGAGCAAATCTATCGTCGGTAGGTTGTATGTATTCACCTTCACGGCACCAGTGATGGTGTATATCGAGAACGAGTGCGCAGTCGTTAACAAGTTCGAGACTGTGTTCGAGTCCCCATTTGTTTTCGTCATTCTCGATCGTAAGTACATTTCTCGCTTCTGGCGAGAGTCGCTTGATTGCATTCCGTATGCCGGTAGGACCTTCTCGACCCGATATGTGGACATTGCATTTAAAGTCTTGGAAGGTCTTGCCGTATCCCATCCAGCGTATGACATCGGTGTGATATTCAAATTCTTCTATACTCCTATTTACTATTTCCGGATTATCCGAAGCAAGGACCGTAAATTGGCCTGGGTGCATCGAGAGTCTAACATCGAGTGCTCTTGCCGTGTCGCCGACTTTTGCGAATTCTTTCTCACAGTATGCAACCACATCAGGCAGACGCCAATAATAAGACCAATCCCGCTGGGTATAAACAGGAAGTACATCACTGCCCAATCGGACCATTCTAAGTTCAGGTGGAAGATTCCCCACATATGTAATTAACCTTTTGTATGACGCAATGTTATGGACCATGATGTCCCATAAGCGTTCTTCAGCAACATCACGAGTCTGCCTGTTAAGCCACTGTACTGTTGTGCTACGAGTATTTAGCGGTCGTTGAATTTCTTCAAGTAGTTTTTTCTTTTGTGTTTGATCTGGGTGCATGTATTTACATGCAAAGCCTATACGGTTAATGTTGTTCATTTAATATTGTCCAAGTGCCTTTGTAGTTGTTTACATTATAGCACGATCCTAACTTGTTGTCAATGATCATTTTACTCAAAGGATAGTCATTTCCTGCTTTGTCCATTCTATCGCCAAAGAAGTGTAGTTCATCATTATGTTTAAAATCATCTAGTATTTGACTTTTGTTATAACCTTTAGGAGCAATATCAATGCCTGTTTCGCCACCTGGGCGAGCTTCTAGTTCAGGAAACAATTTGTTAAACGACTTTGCTATTTTGTTTCGTTCGTCTTCGAATGTATCATATGCTACATACCTTGCACGTTCTTCTAAATTAGCTTTACGGCCTACTATACTGTAATTTACCATACCCGGACGATGTTCAAAGTGTAAGCCTGCACGTATTGTAAACGGACTTTCTGTAAGTTTAACACTTAACCATTCATGTGCATCTTCAGGAAGTATCCAATGCGATGATCTAATATTAGTGCTACCTTCCCAAACATCACATCCGCTACAGTTGTAAACACGTTTACACAAACTATATATTTCTTCACCAATTTGCTCTATTGTCTTATCTCTGTCACTTCCAGTAACAAGATATACATTATTTTCTGCACAAAAGGTTGAAAAGAACACAGCAAAATCGTGATCTATTTCACCGCGACTAGGAGTTAGTGTTCCGTCAACATCAAAAATGTAATGTTTCTTTATTTCCAATTTTCTACCACCCATGGGTCTTGGCAATTTTCTGGATTAGGATCTCCATGAAAAACGCACACACAACATTCTACTCTAGGTACAACATTTTCTATTTCTTTAAATGTTCTATTACCTCTTACTCCGCCCGGAGCAAAGTCTTTAGATCTTCTAACTTCCCATTTCCAACTTTGTGTCCAACTGTCTGGATACAACATTGCCCCTTTTGTTTTGTGCGTAACATCATACAAGTAGTCTTGATCGCCAAAGAATAACTTTTGGTAGCTCGTTGGGTCCTTTTGATACTTGTCCCATACAAAGTCTAGTTCGCCTGTTTTAAATTTAACAACACTACTGTTATACTTTCGATGTCCTGGACGCATTGCTCTTGTGTAGTCTCTTACAATACACCAATGATTGGGTTGCCAAGTTAACAACTTGTCTAAGTTGCCGCTAATAACAACATCTAAGTCTAGGTAAAGTATAGTGCCTTTAATAGGCAAGTCCTTCGAAAACATGTAAGGTTTACACCACCAGCCAGAAAGGCCACTAGGTAAAGTTAATATTTGAATATTAGGGTCTAAGCCCTTTGGATTGTCTGTTAGACAAGCAAACTTAAAGTCTAGCGTACAATGACGCTTGCACATGTTGTATAACTTGTTTACATAGTCAGGACTATATTTTGTGCCATGTTTCAAACACAAAATATAATAGTCCTGTGGAATAGTGGCTAAGTGTTGCTGCGCTTTTGCTTCTCTGCGCTCTGCCTTAATCCTTAACCACTCTTCTTTAGTGTATTGACTCTTATCAATCTTTGCCATCGGCAACAGACATCTTTTGAGTTGTGTATGGAGTATAGATTGCTGAGTTGGCGCCATGTTCTGCACACTCTGCACTTTCACACCAGCAACGTCCGTCACTAATTTCTCTAATCAGCTGATCAGCAAACTTCCATGCATGATATGCAAACTTCTCACAACCAACACCATCAAAAGTTCTAATCTCTGCTAGACCTTTTTCTTCTAGTGCTTTAAAAGTTTCTAGTTCCGGGTCTGCAATATCAATTGCTGTCTTGTGATCAAAACTATCTTCAAGCCAAGCCTTTAACGGTTTCAATCCGCCGAAGTCAACAGCCCAGTTTTTCTCATCTAGGTCTGAACACCCAAACACAAATTTAAACTGTAAACTATAGCCATGAAGTAAATGACAATGTGAATGCATTGCTTTTGGTTGACGGAACACCGCTGATAGTCCGATGTTGTGTCCGTATGTTTTTGTACTGTAATATGCCATAATATTTTTCTCCTATAAAACGGCGGAGTATTTAAAGAGGGTCGACGTGTAAGTCCTCATTGTTTAATTATACGATATATTACTTAGTTTGTCAAGAGAAACATTAGGGTAATTCCAGGCTTTTTTCATTTTTTCATGTAAATCGTATACTACAAAGTTAGTTTTTGCATAACATTCAAATACTTTGCCTATTTGATGTATCCAGTAACGAGGATCTACAGCACGTTTATCTGCTGGATCATAGTTTCTAGTGTCTTTGTATATGTTGTTTACTTTTAATGTACTACTGTATTGATCAAAGCCTATCAAATGAACAGTTTCATTCTTTGCCTTTTGAGCGGCAATAAGGACAGCATAAGGACCGCTACCCCATTGGAATGGTTCGTCCCAACGTTCATCGCCTTTATAAGGTAAGTCGGGTAGTTGTCTTATGTTAGTGTGTTTCTTGTATCTTGGAAACCAGTCATACCTAGTATAAACTATAGTATGTTGGTTAACGCCGCTTTCAATAGATTCCTCAACCATACGCCTGTCTACACAAACGAGATGATCCATTTTGTAATCACGCATAATGCCATTGCACCCCACCTTGGGTCCATAACAACGTGAGACATCAAAGCCTTGACGGCTTTCACCGTTTCCAAATACATACATGTAATTATTTATTAAGGTCTTGGGTTAACTTTACTAATTCTTTTTTAAGTTCGTCAAAGTTTTGTTCGACTTGTGAAGTCATTTTTACCATGTAAACAATTTTGGTAATTGCCCACCACCACCAAAATACACTAGTGGTTACAAAAGTTACTACTACCGCAATACTAGTTGCTCCTATTATTGAGTCTGTGCCTATCAAAATTTCGCCTATAAGAACTGCCAATGCGACAAATGGTGCTGTCCACGCCGCATACGCCCAGTATGATGCCTCACGCAATGTTTTATCAATTTTTTTCATAATACTCCCTTTCTAAAATATAAAATATACTTTAGCATTAATATTTATTTGGGTTCTTTGGAAAGTTATGCAGTAATATTTCTATGAAGAAATTTGCCCAAAGGGCTTCCATTCTCCAGGGGTGCCTTCTCTTACGCACACCCAGCCTATATAACTTGTAGGTTTAGGATCGTCATTCCAAACAATATCACCTTTGCGGTATTGTCCTTCTGTTGGTGTTCCTTCTCCTACTTGAAACTTTTTGTTTTCAAATCTTATAGGGCCTGCAACTGCAAAACTAGTATCGTCTGCAACTTGGTTTACACCTACGCCTAACTTGCCGTGGACAGTAACTCTTGCACTGTCTCCGCCTTTAGTTCCGAAGTGTACTTTACCATTTGCTGATAATGTAATGCGGGGAGTATCATCTGTGATGATTTCTAAATCGTGTGTTGTGTATGTACCAATCCTAACTTCAGGTTGATCTACATCTACAACAAATTCTGAATCAAAGCCCATTACACCTATTGCACCGTTTGGTGCTTCTGTGCCTAGGCCTAATCTATCAGCGTCAGCGTTCCAAAATAGGTGCTGACTTAGTGCCATATTACCTTTTACTTTAAGGTCATTTAATACGCCAACTTGTTTTAAACTACTTGTTTTGATATCAGGACCTAGTGAGTCTTTGTTTAACACATAGTTGCCGTTTACAAAGTAAGCAGCATCTGCATGTAAATCAATAGCATCACTACTCCAAAGTCTATCTGGATTAGGTCTATATACAAGTTGTTTAGTTGGTCCTTCCTTTTGGACCCAAAGCAATCCTTTATTGTAAATGTTGCCGTCAGCATCATTAAACTCTAATGGTCCCGAACGTTCGTTTCTGACATCTGCTGTAACTTCATCAACGTGTAGTTTCTTAGCATATATTTCGCCATCAACTTTAAGATCGCCTGACACATTAGTTTCGCCAATTAATGTTTCTACGTCAATAGTATCTGTAACAATGCCATCATCGTTTACAAATACAACTAGTCTGCTGGATTCGTCTTTAATACCTGTGCTTGTGAACTTCGTTATAGTTCCACCTTGAATTAAATCTCCACTAAGACTGTTAAGTGCTAGTTTTGACATATCAGGCGTTTGATCAACTTCAGCGAGTGCGTTGACTACTTCTGCTAGTATTGGTAGTCCGTCTACAGCGATGCGAACTTTATTGGGATCTAATTGCTTCATGTAAGTATTTATCAAGAAACCTTCAGTAGTATGATTTCCGCATTAATACGTCCATTCAATTTTGTATCCGTTGTTTTAATATCGTCCATGAACTTTCGTAATGCTACTTTACCAGCATTTTTAAACTCTTTAAGTTGCTCTGCAGGCTTCCGCATAGTCTTTTGTATACTTTCTTCTTCCAAGAATCCTATAATTGTAGTACCTTTAACTTGAAGTCCGCTACCTGGTC